TAAAGAACCTAAAGAACCTAAAGAAAAAGATAAATAGGAGATAGAAATGCTTGATAAAGACAAAGTAATTGAGGAAATGAAAAAAAGACCAGGAATGGAGTTAGCAGATTTAGAAAGTCTTTATCAAGACTCCATTTCTGATATTATGGACTTTACCCACCGAACAGAGGAAGAGTTAAACAAATTAAATATTGAGTCTATAATTAAAGATTTAATGGCTTTTAGATTTAATACTCTAGGGGTTGAGGGTCTAACAAATGAAAGTAATTCAGGGGTATCTACAGGATATTGTGTGGATATTCCTGAGCGAATTAAAAGAAAGCTCAGAAGCTATAGGAGACTTAACTATGAGCATAAACAGTAGAATGGTATCAACTAAAGTCTTTGAACTTAAAGAAACAGAATCTCCCTCAGGCGCTAAAAAATTGAGCTGGATTGAACGAAAAGATAAAATTAATGTTAGTATATACCAAGCTAGTCAATTTGTTAGTAAAGATAAATATAGACATACAGAGACTACTCATAATGCGGTTACTTATGCTAAATTTTTAAAAGCAAATAAATTTAGACTTGTACAAGACAATAAAAAGTATGAGGTGTTAGATGTAGATAATTCTAACAGGCTGGCTCAAGTATCGCTTAAGGAAGTGGAAATATGGTAGATATTAAAATTAATACATCAGATGTGAAAGGTGGCTTTGATAAAGCTTGCACTGAACTTGAAGATATATTATTCGGAAAAGTTCAAATTGCTGGAGAGTATTTGAAGGCAAAAACTGTAGAAGAGGCACCTTCCGATACAGGAAGATTAAGAGCTTCTATCTTTAGTCGAGCTTCAAAGAAAAAAGGAGAGCTAAAAGCAGTTGTTGGTAGTAACTTAGAGTATGCGCCTTACGTTCATCAAGGAACAGGGATCTATGCTAAAGGAGGAAATGGAAGAAAATCATCCTGGAAAGTATCAACAATCTATAAAGGGAAAAAAGTTTTTTTTGTAACTAAGGGACAAAAACCTAATCCGTTCTTACTTAGAGCTAAAGAAAAAGGATTAGGCGATATAAAAAGATTATTGGGGGTGGATTAATATGTTAAGTCATGTAATTAAAAAACTCCTCGATAAAGCCACAGGATTAAAATTTAGCCCTGTTATAGGGATGAGTGAACAAGAACCTATCTGTAGTTATAATCTGACTGAAAATACGCATGAGGAGCTTAATGAAGCTACTTTAGAAGTTCGTATATATGGAAGTGATTATGATGAGATAGAGACTTTAAGAGAAAAAGTAAAAGAAAATATATGTAGTAAAGAAACTGAGTCAAACATAGTAATGGATAACTACTCTTTAAGAATAAAGCATAGTGGGGGCGGAATTTTAAGAGATGATAATTATTTTGATAGTACTCAGTTTTTTATTGTTAAATTTTATAAGAAGGAGAAAAAATAATGAAAGATGAAATCATATTTGGAGCAGGTGAAGTATTTGTTACTGAGTTTACTGGAAATGCAGTTCCTGCGCATACAGAAATTGAAAAAGCTGAAAACAATGTAGGACATTGTCAAGGTGGTTTTACAGTAGAATACAAGCCTGAAACTTATGATGTAAAAAATCAATATGGAAAAATAGTTAGAAGATTTTTAAAAGGTGAAGAAATCTCAGCAAAAACTGGAGTATTGTCTTGGGACTTAAAGAGATTATCACAACTTTCTGCAGCAAAATTTACAGAAGATGCAGTGAAGAAAATTAAAAAGCTTACTTTTGGTGGAAGTAACAAATCATACAAAACTGTATTACTAAGATTCGTACACGAAAAAGAAGACGGAAAGAAACTCCGTTTCACAATGATAGGTCAAGCTGGTAATGGCTTTAGTATCGAGTTTGCAGATAAAGAGCTTGTTATTGATGCTGAAATTTCAGCAATAGAAAAAGTTAAGGACTTCTTAGCTGAAATTGAAGAAGAGGTGGCATAAAATGGATAAATTAATAGACTTAAACGAATTAATGAACCGTAGAATTACAGTAAAACTTGGAGAAAAAGTTTTAAATATTAAAGATATAAATATATTACAATTTGAAAAAATGCTTAAGATTGAAGAAGGCGGAAGTCTATTTGACCAATGTAAACTTCTTGCAGAGTTTTTATCAAATAATGACGAGAAAATAAAAATAACAGTTGAAGAAGTAAAATCTCTTACAAGACCAACAGTAGTTTATTTATGGCAACTAATTGCTACAAAGTCTATTGATATTGCAACAGACCCAAACTAAGAATCCCCCTTCCTGAAAATCCGAAAGTAAGAAAAGCAGTAATCGAAAAATACTTTGGTTATGAAAAATGGGAGGAAGAGTTTATGCAAATTACGGGTGAGCAAAAGCGTATGATCGAATATGCCAAGTGCTCTATATTTGACTTAAACCTCCTCCCTTTACCTATTTATTTATTAATAAAAAGGGATAGTTGGATATACTCAATGAACTCTACTGAAGGTGGTAGGGAAGCTTTAAAAGACTTTTGGAGACTAAGTCAGACTAAACCTGACTTAAAGAAAATTAGAGAAAGGGGGGCTAAATAATGAGTGCAGGAACTATAGGACTTCCTCCGATTTCTACAGAGATTATTGTAAAATCAGATAAAGTTGCTTCCGGAATGAAAAAAGCTGGTATGCTAATTGATTCAGAAGCAAAAAAAATTAATGGAACTTTTTCTAGACTTGGTGATACCGGAGCTAGTCTAAGCAAATTAGGGGGAAACCTAACAAAGTTTGTTTCACTTCCTCTTCTAGGTTTAGCAACCGCTGCAACTAAAATGACAATAGATTTTGAATCTAGTTTTGCTAAAGTATCAACGCTTTTAGATAAGAATCAAGTTGATTATAATCAATACAAGAAAGATATTTTGAAAGCATCTTCTGATGCTAATATTGCAGTTAATGAATTTGCGGAATCTGTTTATGGTTCTATATCTGCAGGTGTGGATCAGACAAAAGCAATAGGTTTTACCACTGAGGCTATGAAATTGGCTAAAGGTGGATTCACTTCAGGAGCTAAAGCAGTTGATGTTTTAACTACAGCTCTGAATGGATATAAGCTAAAAGCTGAAGACACTACAAGAATATCTGATTTACTTATAACTACTCAAAACTTAGGTAAAACAACTGTAGATGAGTTGGCATCTAGTATGGGTAAAGTTATCCCAATTGCTTCTAGTGCTAACTTTAACATAACGGAATTGTCTACATCTTATGCAGTACTTACTAAAAATGGTATTGCAACGGCAGAAGCTGGAACTTATCTAAAGTCTATGTTATCAGAAATTACGAAGTCCGGTTCGGATACAGACAAGGCTTTAAGAAAGCTAACTAAAAAAGGATTTGCAGAACTTAAAGCAGAAGGAAAGAGTACATCTGAAATCTTAAATATGCTTTCTCAATATGCAAAAAAGAATGGTAAAACATTAAAAGATATGTTCGGTTCGGTTGAAGCAGGTTCTGCTGCATTGGTTTTAGCAAACCAAGAAGGTAAAGAATATAATGAGATTCTTGCGGAAATGGAAAAGAGTGCAGGTGCTACTCAGCAGGCTTTTGATAAGATAGATGCTACACCTGCAGAGAGAATGGCAAGAGCTATAAATAGAATAAAAAATAAAGCTATTGAGATGGGAGCAAAAATACTACCCGTTCTTGAAAAAGTATTTGCAAAGATAGAAAAAGGAGTTAACTGGTTTACTTCTCTTGATGACGCTACTCAATCCTTATATCTTAAATGGGGTGTGGGTTTAATTGCTGCCGGTCCTCTTATAAAAGGATTGGGGGGTATTTTAACAGCAGCAAGTAAACTACCAAAAGCATACGAACTAGCTAAAACAGGATTATCCTTATTTGGTTTAGGCTTTAAGTCAGTTGCAACAACAGCTACTGTCGCAACAACAGCTACTACTGGTATGGGTACAGCATTAGCGGGAACAGGTTCAGCAATAGCAAGTGCAGCAGCTTCAGCTACACCTTGGGGGTTAATTGCACTAGGTGTTGCAGCAGGCGGATACGCAATTTATAAAGGCTTTGAAGAAAAAGCAACTCCCGCTGCAAATCATTTTGCAGACGTTGTTAAGACTACGAGTGTTGAGGTTGAGAGCGCAAACGGTCAAATTATTCAAAGCTCTGAAAAAACTACCTTGAAATTATCAGAAGAAACTAAAAAGAAAGCGGAAGCTTTTTTTGAATTATCAGATAAAGCAAAGCTTGCAACCACAGAATTGTATGCAGGCATTATCCCTATGACTTCTGAAGGAGTGCAACAGGTTACGGCGCTTACAAGCCAAATGGCTGATAAGGTAATTCAAGATATAAATACTCAAAAAGATGAAACTATCTCAAAATATCAAGAAATCTTTTCTATGTCTACTACTTTAACCGCAGAACAAAAGCAACAAATCTTAGATGATACAAATAGTCTAGCTACCGAAAGAGTTAATAAGGTAACAGAATTAAAAGATGAGTTGATTAGACTTTATGAAGAGATTAAAAATAAAGGCATAGAGAATTCACAAGAAGAGAAAGAAAGAATAGAAGAAATTTATGAAGAGTTAGCTACAGAGGAAATAAGAGCTGTTACGAGGAGCAAAAACGAACAAGAATTGTTGCTTGAAAATCTTTCAAAAAACAAAGCAACAATAACTTCAAAAACCATTGAAGACACAATAAAGAAGTTTAATGAAGAAAGAGATAAAGGTATACAAGCTGCAGAAGACGAGTATAAAAAAAGAATGGATGCAGCTATAGATTATAAGACAAATATTGAGGCTTCTGGAAGAGAGTTATCAGCGGAGCAAAAAAGAAATTATGATACTATGGTTCAGGATGCTGACTATTATAAGGCTCAAATGATACAACAATGCGATAATATAAGAAATCGTGGGTTAAAGAAATTATACGAAGCTTTTCCAGAACTTACGTCTCAAATAAATCTTGAAACTGGAAAACAATTGAGCTTTTTTAGTAAACTTACAGGTGGGGCAAAGAGAACAGCAGATGAATTAAATAATATTCGTTATGAAAACAAGTCTTATACTATAACAAGAAGAGAAGTTACTCAACAAATTTATGAATCTATTTATAGAGGCAAATACGACCGTAATCCTAGTGTTGCACCTTCATACCATGCGAGCGGTATAGAATATGTACCTCATGATGGTTATAGAGCACATCTTCATAGAGGTGAAAGAGTATTAACAGAAAAAGAAAATAAAGAATACTCTTCCGGAGGAAAAGGTAATATAAATATTAATATTGAAAAAGTTGAGAATAATACTAAAGAAGATGTTAGAAATCTAGTTAGACGTATAGGAGATGAGCTTAAGAGACAGAATATAGGAAGGGGGCAAACGGCTTGATACTTATAAATGATAAAAATTGTAGTGATTTAAAAATAGTTTTTAGTGAATTGCCCTCAATTCCTAAACCTGTGCGAAATGTTGAGGAAAAATTTGTTAGCGGAAGAGATGGATCTCTTATAATTGACAGAGGGACATACCAGAATATTCCTATAATGCTTATAGGTCATGCTGAGTGTAAAAGAACTGAACTTATAGATTATTTTGGTACCACAGGTGAGCTAAAATTTGAAACTAGTCCTGATAGATTTTGGAAATATAGAGTTACAGCTATTGATATTAAAGAAGTCTTAGATGATGGAGTACTTTTAGCTTTTTCTATAAATATGTCTTTAAATCCACATAAATATCTAGTATCTGGAAAGAGTAAAATTATAGGGTCTAGTACTTTGAGTTTGAAAAACGATTATAATGCTAATGTTTATCCATTTTTAAAAATAAAAGGAACAGGAACAATAGGGATTATAAAAAATGGAATTCAAATTTTAAGTATTAAAGGTATTACAGATTATGTGGATATAGATTGTGAGGCTGATGTAATTCATAGAAATAATGTAAACTATGATAACAAAGCTACAGGAGATACTTTTTATTTAGACGCAAATAAAACTACAGAATTAAAGTTTACTGGGAATTTATCAGAAGTGATATTGATTCCAAATTGGAGGGAGATATAATGAATAAGATTATATTATTTAGCGAAAACGAAAAAGACTTTTCTACTAGAGGTCTTGGAGTACTAAAAGATATTGTTAATCCAATAATATCTGAAACGATTAATGGCATATATGATATGTCATTTTTTTATCCATTAAATGGGAAACTATTTGATGAAATAAAAGCTGGCAGAATTGTATTCGCAAAGGGTCCTAAAAATTATCAAGCTTTTAGAATAAAAAGCATTGAAAAAGATGATTCTTTAAGTGGAATTACTGTACATGCTCTTCATATTTCTTATGATTTAGCGGATAATTTTATCGAAGATACTTTTATCCAAAACAAGGGCGGAGACGGAGCGATAAAGCAACTACTAGAAAAGACGGCAATTCCGCATAATTTTAAAGGTTCTAGTGATATACAAGGACCTTTTAGCTCTAGAATAGTAAGAGAGAATGTATTAGCTGCCTTACTAGGAACCTCTGAAAACTCCTTTCTTAACCGAGCAGGAGGCCAATTTGAAAGAGATAACTTTAATATAAACTGGCTTAAAAGTGTTGGATCGGATAGAGGTGTTAAGATAAAGTATAAAAAGAATTTAGTTGGTTTAAAATTTAAAGAAGATTATAGAGATATTATTACAAGAGTAATGCCTCAAGGTTTTGATAATTTATTTTTACCCGAAAAATATATTGATAGCCCTCTTATTACAGAGTATCCAACTATTAGCATAAGAAAAATAAAGTTTGATGATATTAAATCAAAAGCATTAAACAAAGATGAAAAAGATGCTATGAATCATGAAGATGCTGTTAATCTTCTTAGACTAAGAGCTCAAGAGTTTTTGAAGAAATCTGATAGGCCAAAGGTGACTGCTGATGTTAACTTTGTAGATCTATCTCAAACACTACAATATGTAAAATATAAACAACTAGAATCCGTATATATCGGAGATACTGTTACTATAATACACGGACCTCTAGATTTGAACTTTAAAAAGCAAGTTACATCTTATAGATATGACCCTATTGAAGATAGATATATTTTTATAACATTAGGCGAAGATACTAATATGATTAGCAACTCTATAAATTCTGGTACTGTTGCCTTAAGTAAAGTTGAAGATTTAAAAAAAGAATTAGATACATCAATTCTTGAAAAATATAAGAATTTTGCTACTGATTTGATTAATAGTGGTTTTGGTGGTTTTGTCAAATATTATAAAGATAGAATGCTTATAATGGATACTGACAACGAAGAAACAGCTACTAAGGTTTGGCAGTTCAACAAAAACGGCATAGGTTATTCAAAAACAGGAATACAAGGTCCTTATTCATACGCTTGGACTATAGATGGAACCTTCAATACTGATTTTATAGGAGCTAATTCAATAACAGCAAACAAACTTGCTTCTGACGTAGGGCAAAGCTTAGATTTGTCAAGTAATGTGAGCATAAACACTAAAGTTAGCGATTCGATTCATAACATCCAAGTTGGTGGTAATAACTTAGCTAAGCACTCAGAGCGTTTTTTTACAAAAAACGATGAAGAATTTGGGAGTGGTTGGGCAGTAGCTGGAGACGAAACCACAAAAAGAATTGAGGATTTTGCCGACATCAATTATCATAGCAATTACAATGATTGGGAGGGCTATGATGTCGTAGAATTTAGTAATTTTAACTGGGAAAAGTATACTACGATGGATATCATATTGACATATGAAATTGGTAATCATATACAACACATCCAAAACCAAGAGTTAAAATTAAATCAGGATTATATAATTTCTTTTGACTGTTTAAACTTAAATAACTTTAATTTGATTTTCACAGGTTCTGGCAGTAGTACCCCAGAAACTAAAGTACTACTGAAACCTAATGAATACAAAAGAATAGTTTGTAATGTTGACAGCCTCCCTTATTTGGGCTTTGGCGTAGAAGAAGGAACGGGGAGACCTGAAAAAATCAAACTGGCATGTAAAAAGTTAAAATTAGAAGAGGGCAATGTGGCTACTGCTTGGAGTCCTAATATTGACGAAATTGGAGTTAGTAAAGAAGAATATCACAGTGAAATAAAGCAGTTAAAAGATAGTATAACTTCTGTTGTAGAGCATAAAGTTAATAAAAATGAAATGCTTGAATCGTTAGGAATTTTTCAACGAAAATTAGAAGAAACTCAAACAAAAGTCGAGCAAACTAGCGATAATTGGAATGTAACAGTTTCTAAAGTTACAGAAATTGAAAATAAAATAAACAAGAAAAATCTCTATACAAAAAATGAAACACTAAAAGGAAATGATTTAAAATTCATTTTAAGTGAGAATGTAAAAACTAACACTTTATATACCATTGCTGTCGATGTGAAAACCACTGAAAAAGATAAGCTCATTTTCATCTATAACGCTAAAAATCGAAATAGCACAACAAAAACGTTAAAAAATGGTACTATGGTATGGACTTGTGAATTTGAAAGGGAATCTAACTATGTAAACTTATATCCGTTAGGCTCTGAGACAGAAGTTTCTAATTTTAGAATTTATGAAGGTGCATATAAAGCAGAGTTTTTTGATCCAGAAAAATTAGTAACAAAAGATGAAGTTGTAACAAGTATTAATGCAAGTTCTGAAGGTGTAAAAATAAAAGGAAACAAAATTGATATAACTGGAGATTTAATAGTAAATGCACTAAATGGATCTAGTACAAAAATATCTGGTGATAAAATTCAATCAGGAACTATAATAGGTTCAACTTTACAGGGGACAACAATTAAATTAGGTAATCACGGCTATTTAAGACCTATCCAACAAGGTCTGCAAATAAATGCTCCAGCTAATATGGACGCTATATACGGAGTTGGATTACAAGTTCGAGGACTCAAAGAAGGGCTTGCCCCTAAAGGCCTTTATATCTATAATAATTCAGACTTTACTAAATCGGGTAACACAGTCGAAACTAGCTCAGATACTCTTCTAACCGTTGCTGGAAGAGCAGACATTGCTAATAGATATAATGGTAATATAATACAAGGCAGCCCAATAATATCAAACTTTTATAAGGATGCCCCGGTTCCCGGACTGTATCAAATCTCATTTATTGGATTAGCCAGCAATGGGAGGGACATCTATTTTAACGATGGAACTTCAACAGGGGACCTATGGGTTCAGGTAGATAGCACAGCTTCAGACAAAAGACTAAAAGAGAACATTGTTTCATCAAATTTTAACTCATTAGACTTCATTAAAAGACTACAATTCTATTCTTTTGATTGGAAAGCTAATAGATTTGGATACAGAAAGCCACATACAAATTGTGGGTTAGTAGCTGATGAGCTCCAAGAGTTAGATTCTAGTTTGGTTTATGAGAACGGAAAAGAAGGAACAAAAAATATTGATGAGTTTAGGCTACTAAACTTAGCAGTCAAAGCCATTCAAGAACTTACAGAAAGAGTGGAACAACTAGAAGAGAAGTTACAAGAAAAATAGGAGAAAAAGCAAAATTTAGCTATAGTTTACTGTGTTTATAGAAAGGTAGTGAATGAAATTGTGGATATGAATACAGTGGCAATAAGTTTAAGTATAATTGGAAGTGCACTTGCATTAATTAAAACATTAGGCGCTCCAATTCGTAAAATCTTAAAGCTACAGGAAAATCAAACTAATGGGATAACATGCCTTTTGAGAAAGGATATACTAGATTTAGTAAATAAAGCAAATAGTCAAGGTTTTATTTATGAAGACGAAATAGAAGAACTAAGAAAACTTTATAAAAACTATAAAGACTTAGACGGGAACGGTATTGTTGACAGAGTTATTGACAAAGCTTTTAACGTACCAATAAAAAAAAGATGAAGAAAAAAGGAGAATAAAAAATATGAAAAACTTAAATTTAAAAATCAGATTAAAAAATAAAACTTTTATCGTTACTATGATGACAACTGTAATAGCTTTTGTGTATCAAATGTTGGCACAATTTGAAATTGTACCAAAAGTAACACAGGACCAAACTTTACAAGTAGTAATGCTTGTTGTAAATATTTTAGCTGGACTTGGAATTTTAGTTGACCCAACAACAGACGGGGTTAAAGATAGTGAAAGAGTTTTAAATAAGAAATAGAGTGATTATTTTATAATCACTCTATTTCCAGTATAAATTAAATGCTAATTTCTATATATAGTACATTTTCATAAAATGTTAAAAATATTACACAAAAAAGAAAAATACACTACAAAATGTATTGTAAATTTTTTAAGTATAAGATATAATTTAATTATGGATATTAAGTATTATGAAGTTTTAAGCCGTATCGGTTTTTTTATACAATTGTATAAGTTTAGAATTAATGATTGGAACTTAAGAACTAGTAAAAATTTTAAAAATTTTTATGTTTGTGATTTTTTGAAAGATGATGAGTTCCAAATGTTTACTATGGAATATTTAAATAAATTTAATACAACAATTAAAAATATTGATTTAAATATTTACGGTGTTAGTTTTTCTTGTAGAGTAAAAAATTTAAATTCTATATATTGCAAAATAAATAGAGATAATGAGAAACATTCAGGGAAAATTCCTATTTATAAATGTTTAAATGATTTATTGGGTATTAGATTAATAATTGATGATAGTTTTGATTATGAAGAACTTATGAAACTCATAAAAAAAGCGTTTAAGGGTTATAGATTTTTAGATGCTTCAAAAAATGGGTATATAGCTAATCATTTATATATAAAAGTTGATAACTTTTCCTTTCCATTTGAAATTCAGTTTTGGAAAAAGGAAAATGAAATCAGAAACAAGGAACTTCATAAAATTTATAAACAATCTTATATTTATATTGAAAATTCTATGAAAGAAAAGGAGGTAAAAGATGATGTTTAGACACCTGATAGTTTTAAGTAGTTCATATAAACTCGGCAAGAGAATTGCTATTCACCTGTTAGATACAGAGGATGATTTAGTTACTTTAGATGGTATTACAAATTTAGATATTTTTAAATATTGTTCAGTTTATAATGTTGAAACTGATTCTGATACTTGGGATTCTGTTGTAGAATATGACGGGTTTTATGAAGATATTTACATTTGTACTGGTTCGAAAGAATTTGTTGATTTAATTAACGCAGATAGAGATATCAGTGTTTTTGATTTATCTAAATATATTTTGGCTTTTTTGAAAAAAAGAAGCATATCATGTTCGCACTTGAAACTCCAAAAACTTGCTTATTTCTGCTATGAGAAATATTTGATATCTTATAAAAAGAAGCTATTTAACGAAAAAATTTATGCTTGGAAGTATGGTCCTGTTATAAAAAGTTTATATGACAGTGTGAAACAATCTGAAAACTTAACTGTTGATTTAGATAGTTATACTACGAGACAAAGAATAATTTTTTCAGATGATGGGTTTGATAAATTAAGAATAATAGATGAAGTTTTAGAAGAATATGGAGAATTAAGCGCTGACAGACTTGTCGACTTATCCCATAAAGAAGGTACTGCATGGAGTACTTGGGATAGAGAAACTATGAATTATGAAATAACAGATGAATTAATTTTAAAAAACCTTATTAGTTAAGAACAAACAATAAAGCAATTATCAAAAATGATAGTTGCTTTTTTAATGCAAAGAAAGGAGAAAAAATGAAAACAGATTACTTGAGTAGGATGTATGAAGAATATAATCAGCTAGATGTAAAAATTATAAAACTAGAAAAAGCACTTAAAACAAAAGAACTAGACAAAAGAGAAAAAGAGCTTTTAATTAGTCAAAAAGAGCATATGAAAGCTTACAGAGAGATTTTAAACAAAAGAATAAACTATACTAAAGAAAAGTATAGTAATTTATAGGAGAGAGATTTTATGAATAAAATAGATAAAATTATAGACTGGTTTAGACAGAGAAAAGGTAAAGTAACTTATTCTATGGAGCACAGAGAAGGTACATCAAGTTATGATTGCTCTAGCTCTGTTTTTTTTGCTGTTTGTAATGCTTTAAATATAAAAGATAATGATGTAAGAAATACAAGCAATTTAGGACGTTTTTTGTTACAGCACGGTTTTGAAAAGGTAACAGAAAACAAAGAATGGACAGCAAAAAAAGGTGATATAGTTATTTGGGCTAAAAGGAAAGGTGTTCCTGGAGCTTCCGCTCATACTGGAGTTTTTACAGATAATTCACATATTATACACTGCAACTTTAAAGCTAACGGAATAAGTGAAAACACAGAAAAATCTTTACTTCCGTTATATAATTGGAATTATGAAGTTTATAGACTTAATGAAGTAGAAAGAGAAGAAGAAAAGCAGGAGGAATTTATGGAACAGGTACAAGAAAGATATATGATCAATGGAAACTATTCAATCGACAGTTTGCCTTGGTTTTGCTCTGATAAAAAGAATGTAGGCAATACTAAAGACTATCAAGGTTATGTAGTAACGGTATCAAGAAAATGGGGCAGTTACTGGTATTCACAATATCTTGGTGGTTGGATAGACTATAGAGCTTTTGAAGAAGTTGAAACTATATCAGAAGAAAAAACTGTAAAAAACGGCGGTTACAGTATAGATACTAA